GAATGGAACAGAATATTGGTTTGGTGATCTCAATTCAATTTTGATAGCAAACTTTCTATAACCTGTAAATGTTCCTGCGGTATTTGTATATTCAAGAACACCTGAACCGTTTTTCGCTGTTGCAGGTACTCGGTATTTAAACTCACGGAAATCATTCAGATTTGCCGATGATGAGAAAGAACCAACACCTTCAAACAATTCCATCTCAATCCAATCAGCATTTTCAAATGATGCAGGATCATATTGGTTTTGTGGTTTAATATAAAGTTTAATGTCTGATCCTGCGGGTCGATATCCAGTTACAAACACTTCCATATCTTCGGCATCAAGATCTTCTTTAAGTTCAATTGTTTTTGATACATATTTAGAAGTATCTTCAGTATTTGTAATCTTATACTGATAAGCAATAACCGATGATCCATCAAGGTCAATAAACGGTGACGATGTGGTATTGTTGTTATTAGTCATGCTGATAGTCATATCAAACGGACGAGAATTTGCGGTATCATTTGACTTACTGTAAATGATATTACCTTTATTTGTAAAGTGATTTGATGCACCGAACCGCATTGGCAACGTATAGTTGTTCAAAGTATTTGTTGCATCAACAAAACTTCCTGAGATTGATGTTGTGGTTTCAGTATCATTACTACGATAAATCATCGGTTGAATATAACTGACAGTCACGTTATCAACAGTTGAAATTGTTGCTTCTGTACCTGAGTCCAATCCTAAGATTGTTGAACCTGTTCCGAAGATCCTTACACCTGAAGCATTTGAAGATCTCAAATATAACAAGTTTGGCTCAAATGGGTTATAGTATGAAACAACACCGGTTACAACTGGTTTATGGAAGTGGTTTGTCCGAATGATTGTTGAAGGTTTATTCAGCGTGATTTGAGTATCAGAATCTACACTTACAACTTCAAAAATATCAATGTTGCCTCCACCTGTATCTGTAACAAGTATAAAGTCACCATTATTATAAGTATCAGTTAATGTAGTACCAGTCAAGATATTACTTCCAACAGGAATATTAATTTGCGTTCCTGTTGAACCGCTGATAGTCATTTCACGGTAAACTCTTTCACCTTGTTTAAATGTGCCATTCCATGTTGTTAAGGTAAAGAATTCATTTGCATCTTGTGTTAATGTAATAGAACCTGTTGCCGCACTAAAGTTATGACGATATAGTGTGAATTTTAAATCTTCATCTTGATATGATTGCCATGCTTTATTGTTTGTAGAAGTGAATAGAACACCATCACCCCAGTCTTGAACAATTGCTTGGCCGTTTGTGGCACCAGGTGTTAAATCGGTTCCACCAACTTTTGATGTAAACAACAAGTAGTTTGGATCACAACCGTCAGGCATGATAACAACTGAATATTCTTTTTCAACATCAAGTCTTACAGGTGCGGTAAAATCAATTGTTGTTGCTACACTTGAGTCGTCGGAAATATTTACATCCGCGGGATTTAGGTGTATTTTTGAGAAAGGAATAATTGATGTAGAAGGATAACCGTTTACAACTTCACGAAGCATTACGGTAACACCTTGAGTTGTTGATTTCTTTTTGAAATACAAATCAATTTTAGATGCGAAAATTGTACCAGAACCGCGGCCCATACCACCTTTAATAAAGAATGTTTGTGCTAATGGATCCCAATCAACACCACGGATACCTGGAGGTGTTGGTCTTGGATCATCGTCATCGCTCGGCTCAGGACGTGGTCTTGGGCGTCTTGCCAAGTTACGTTCAGTCATTGAAGCGGTACCAACGGTTGCAGGAACACGAGTTGATTGTGTCAGTGTTGTTTTCTCGACATTAATATTCCATGCGTGGTACGATAGTGTTCCGATAGATGTTGCACCAGATCCGATTTCCGAATAGGTATCAACGTCAACAACTTCAAGGCTTCTATCACCGCAATAGAATGTTTCAGAAGGAATACTAAACACCGCTCTGATAACACCATTTGCGTCGGATACAACAGGATCACCTTTTGCACCATAGCGATTAACTGCTCTTGCACTATTACTTGATGTACCTGGGAATACGTGAGCGTTTACATCAACGGCATCAAAGAAGAAATAATGACGAGTATTAGGACGAAGACCTGCCATATAAACATTGACATCTCTTGACCGCATAAACGGATTGAACTCAACATTTGATGCAAATTCACCAACGTCTGATTGAACAACTGATTCTGTTGCTGACAATTCCCAAGTACGAACTTCTGCAACTTGTGTTGGGAACCAATTGTTGTCACCGCCAACTTCACGCAAAATTCTACCTGTATCAATTGATCCTGTTAATGGAATAAATTGCTGTACGTTTTCAAGGAAATCTGCAAACGGACTTACGAGATTAATATCAATTGAAACTGGGTCAGCAACTGTATCTTGTACCGAGTCAAAGGCAGGGAACAAATCACCTAACCCAACATACTTATAAAAGTTACTTACGGCATTTCTAAATCCTGATGCGTATGGTTGTTTGATAACTGAAATATGACTATCACGGCTAAGTGTGGCAGCCTCAGGTTCATCAGTATTTGGGAATACCGATGCACTTGATGTAGATTTTAAACGTAAATCTAATGGGAATGTTCTTACCGCAGGTTGTAGTTGCTTTTTATCAAAAGGAACAGATGCGTTAAATTCATTGTCTTGTACGTTTGCAAGATCTAGGTTGTTCAATGGATCTACTATATAACCATTCTTAAACCTTGTCAATCCATTTTCATCAGTAATTAGCAAGTTTGTTGTTTCGGTTTCCAATTGGTTCAACTGAATATAATATTCCATTGCCTCCAATCTTTTCTCGATTGACTTAATATCTCGCATAGTATAATTTTCAACTGTCTTTGAAGACATCTTGATTGCATATTGTTTTTTACCTTCACGAGCAGCTTCTTTTGGTGTTAGTGCAGGCAATCCTGGTACAACAACTTTTGAAATTTGTAGTTGGTCAGGAGCAATTCTAGGTGGCACAGGGCTTTCTTCCTCAGTACCTAAGATGTAATCAAATCGCCCAAATGAGTCCACGGCTATAACGTCTATACGTGCCATGTAGTGCTCAATATCACAGGTAATTGAATTGCCATTAGATGGAGTAATGAATGTGGATCCAGTAAAGGTTACAGAGGTGTCATCCACTATACCAGAGATAGTTGGTGCACCGCCTGGCAAAGTCTGAGTATATAGAGCATTTGGGTTCTTATCGACATAAGGTCTAAAGTCAAAACATTCTCTTAGATTATATACTCTTCCGTTATTTGCACGGTATACTGGAATTTTATTTGATCTATATGAAGTGGATGGCAAATCAGCGTCAGGAGTTGTATCATCAATTCCACCATAACTATTAACGGTAAAGTAATATTCACCTGATGCGTTATTTAGTTGGAATACTTTTAATTTGATTACAATGTCACCTGCTGGCGGTTTTGGACGACCAGGAATATATTCCATATAAGATATGTCATAATAACTATCTTTTTGATTTGTTTTCAGACGGAAACTGTTTGTGTAATCATCACCGTTTGTTGAGTCGGCAATAGAAACAATTTCATATACGTCAGGAAAACCTAATGTGTATTTTGAAGTTGATGTAGAATAAGTAACTTTAATATACGGTTCAACTGAAAGCTTTGAGTGATTTCCTGCCAATTGAATTCTTTTATTAAAATAAACAGTACAGTCACCAGTTGGTGTAGTATTCAAGGCAATTACGAGATTGCTGTCATTAACTGTTGTGGTTGTACCGCCAACAAGAATACGAGTATTTGTGCTATCAACAACTACAACGTCATCATTGTTACAGTTAAAATCATCACTAGGACCTGCAGGAATAGTAATTGTTGTTCCTGTTGGTGTAACACTTGATTCTTTAACACGGCGAGGAATTGACATATCAGTTATTTCTTTCAAACTGAATGTGCCTGTATCAAAAATCATCGGTGCTTGTTTTTGACCTTTAATTGTTGAACCTGCGGCAATTCCGATATATCCTGTTCCACTCGAAATTCTTTCAACGTCGGCAAATGTTTTTGCGGCATTTGTAATTCTTACACCGAAAATATATGCGCGGTCAGGTGTTAAGTTACGAACAAAACATTCACCGATTGTTGCACCTGTTCCGTCTTGGAGGTTGCTTGTGGTAAAGTCAATATCAAGAACACCGGTAATAGAAGTAACATCAACATAGTTACCATAATTCATTCCAACCGGTTCGTTTTGTTGAATTGTTGTTGAAGTGATTGGAGGAATTGTGAATTCTCTTTCACCTGCGTTTTCAACTCTAAATCCTTTAACATATGCAACACCTGGGCTAACCAAAGCCTTAAGAAGGTTTTCTTCAGCATCAACGTCATATCGACGGTCGGGTTTTACGATGAATTTTTCAGCAACATAGTTACCTGACTCTTCATATGTTCGGCGAGCCATTTCTTCACCCAATACATTGAACTGAGTTACATCTCTAAGCTCAATTGCGTTACCTGTTTCATAACGGATTAGTGTGAAAAAGTCAGAGTCAATATCTGCAGTAGCAGTTGTGAGTGCAACCAAATCAGGTACAAGTTTTAATCTATCAGCACCAGGTGCGTTTTCATTTCTTGATCCGTTTGCATTATCATATAGTGTAGGATCTTGTAAGAATGAAATAAGTTCTTCATCAACTTTAAAACCAACATTAACATTATTAGGAAATCTTGAATATTTTTCAACAACTAATGTTTGCTGAGTTGTAAACAAGAAATGACCTTTTTGGAAAATAATACCAGGTGATGCTTTCAAACCAAACGATTTACCAACTGGGGTAAATCCTGCACCGGCTACACTGATTGTATCAACAAGTGTCGGGCCAGGTTCAGTTGGGTGAGGTGCACCGCCAACAGTTTTTGAACGGTAAATGGAAAGTGTTTCACCAGCATTGAATTGCTTGATAGTATTAGCGGAGTTAGCCAAATCTTCCGTTGTGTTTAAGTAATTAACAAAGAAAGTATTTAGATCAGGTGGACGAGTTGTATAACCAATTTGTGCCGAAACGATTTCAGCCTCCAGGCTTGTAGTACCACCTGTTACCGTATATACAACATCAACAAGTGTTTTAACACCTGAGATTGTTTCTTCTACTGTTCCGCTAATAAAATCTGTTGGAGTAAAACTCGGTTTCTCACCAAGCTTAACAAATTCCAATGCATCCAATTGTGTAAAGTTACAACCTTTAATGATTGAACCTTCTTTATAGATGTTATCACCAAATTGTTCAATCTGATTTTGCAAGATTGTTTGAAGCTGTATTAGCTCTCTTGCTTGAACCGCATATGCGGGTTTAAACAAAACTCTATAGAATTGATTCTCCTGGTCGAAGTCATCGAAGTATGGAGAAATGTTTAAATTTGTATTAATTGGCATATGTTTATCTCTCTTAGAATTGCAAGACCAGTTTATATTCTTCTCTTGAAGCGGCGGATCTATTTAATGGAATAATATCTTCCATAAAGTATACTTCGCCTGATCTTTGAACATAATCGGATGTTATTACATTATCGGCTGTCGGAGTATTTATATTAATTGTCTGGCCGGACGAAGTGAACAAAGGTAATGATGTGTCTAATGATACCGATGTTCCTGGCTGGTTTTCATATGCGCCCATATACTCTGAAATATAAATCGTGTTGGCAGTATTATCAACTTCATGGACTTTACCGACAAATACAGTTTCTTGACTGTTATTAACTTGTGTTAGTGTATCATTAACAACGGCGGCAGGCCATTGGTCAGATACAATAGAAATCCTGTTATCAAATATTGACGGCGCAGTATATGACGGATCAGTGTTTGCCCACTCAGGGTTTTTAACCACACCGATATATGAATAACTATTTGTTGCGCCGATTTGGGTATTATCTGTTTCTGTGATATATCCGTAAAGTAATACGTGGCGGGAATGCAGTTCGTTAAGGAAGTTCGTCGCGTGCCCATTTGTTGGTGACAAGATCGGTCTTAGTTCCGCACGAACATCAATAGATAAAGCATCCTCAGGTTCAAAGTCATATAATGGATCAACAACTCTTGCTGATATACTATTATATCCTGAACCTGCTTCAATAATGTTAATTTTCGTAATTGAGTTATTTACAATTGTTGGGATTGCTGCTGCACCTGTTCCATCACCATTGATTTCAATCTTTGGGAATATTTGAAAACTTGCTGAATCAACAACACCGTCAAATTTTGGATCACCTACAACAAAAACTGTTGCTTTTTGTGTTGAAGCATTATATGAATAAGATCCAATATCATACAAAAAGCTTTGGCCGTTAATGTTAGTAATGTAAATTGCCATGCCCGCATAATAATCTGCGATTTCCTGTAATGTTGTACCTGTTATAATAAGTTCACCCGCTGATAAAACACCATCTTCAGCAATAACACCATTTTCATATGGATAGCCGTAATTTCCTACAATATTTTCAACAAAGATTTGGTCAACCTTTGATCCCGTATCAACATATGACGCATTTGCAGTTGGGTCAACATCAAAGTCACCCATAATAGGAATATAACCGACCGCGTTATATGCTTCAAACTCTGATTGTGTTAGTGAATACATAAATTTCCATACATAACCGTCAGCAGTTTCATAAATTTGATTTGGTGTAGCTGCTGAATAGTTTGGTGGGGTGTCAACTTCACTAAGTTCGTTATTATATAGGCATTTATAAATTCTATAATCACCAGTATCATTACTTGTCGGACCAACAACGGCGTAAAACTTTTCACCGTCAAGGTTAACACGGTCATCGTATTGAATATAAGTTTGACCTTTTTGCCAAGGATAATATTTAATTAAATATTTTACGTCATCGTTACTAATTTGTTTACCGAATAATGTTTTTTCAAGAAATAAGTTTTTATTATATTGTGAGTCGACCGCGGACAACCTATTAAGCCCAGTTGTAACTGAGGAAACAAAAATATAAAAATCATTTGCCTGAATGTCGTCTTTAAACAACCTCAGTGTATCGGTATTTAAATTTGTTGTAAGTACTTCTGACATTTGTTCACTTCCACTTTTTCTTATTTATATACAATTGGCTTATCCTCTTTTCCTAACTCGACC